CATCGCCGGAAATGACTAAAAAGCTTAAAAAGTTGTTTCCACATGGCGTTTACATGCTCTTAATGAATGACCAGTTTGTTGAGTGTGGTGATGAATCTCTTGATGATCATTGGATTCTTACGCAGTCACCGTTAAGTAATTTCGTTCATTCAGAGCCATTAGGATTACCCGTAAAACCTGTTCAAGACATGCGTTCTGAGGTAGTTATACTTCAGTTACAGTCAATGGAGTATGGTATACCTGAAACGTGGGCGGACCCTGCTGTAGTAGATTTTGAGAATTATAACAAAACTGAAGCTGCACCGGGCCAAGTATATCCAGTTAAGTCAATGCCGCCTGGTAGAGCATTAGGTGACGCATTTACAACACTAAAAACAGCAGTTTATCCGAAAGAAGCTGAGGAATTTAAGAAAACACTGGATGCAGATGGACAATTTGTATTAGGAGACTTTCCTTCTATATATGGCGGTGTTCAATCTGGCGGAAGTAAGACATACGCAGAATATAGTGCATCTCAAGCGCGTGCCTTACAAAGATTATCAATCAGTTGGAAAGTACTATCTGTATGGTGGGCACAAGTTACAGAGAAAGCTACCCGTATATTCATTAACGAAATGCGTGAAGACGAAAAAATGGTCAAGAAGTCTGGTTCTAATTGGGTGAATGTTTGGATTAGAAGGGCGGATTTACACGGCAAAATAGGTAGTGTTGAACCTGAGACGAATAGTGCGTTTCCAATGAGTTTTACGCAAAAGAAAGACGCTCTCGTAAAACTAATGGAATACAAAGATCCTGCCGTAGTAAGTGTAATTACGCATCCTGAAAATGCTGGTGTAGTTGCTAAGTACTTAGGTTTCCCAGAACTATACATACCGGGAGACGATAGTAGGAATAAACAGTTGAATGAGATACAGGATATGCTTGAGGGTATCGCCATTCAAGTAGACCCAGACCTAGATGACCATAATATTGAATACATGGCATGTACTGCATGGATGAACAGTCCATATGGTCAAGATGCAAAACTAACCAATCTTGAAGGTTTCAATATGGTTAGGGAACATGCACGAGCACATAAAGAGGTAATGGCTGCTTTAGAACAACAACAAGCTGAAATGGGTGTTGTTGATGATGCTGAGGGCAAGGAAATAGATCCTTTAGCCCAAACTGAACAAATGGCACAAGGAGATACTAATGTTGCTTAATTTTATTCGTTTACTTCCTTTTTATTCACCGGATGAATCAGGTGGCGGTACAGATTTTATGTCCGGTGCGCTTGGCGATTTAGGTGAGTTCGATACTGCCGCAGATGATGATAAAGTTGATGATGATTTAGACGATACTAAAGATGATGAAAAGAAAGATGACGATATAGGTGAGGATGAACCAGATGACGATAAACCTATACGTGATATTAAGTCCGGCGATGTAGATAGTAATGAAGACGAGAAGAAAGACGAAAAAACAGATGATGAGAAAAAAGAGGATGAAAAGAAAACTGACGATAAAAGAGTTGAGATTGAAGCAAAAGACCTTACACCCCGTGCTCTCAAAGAGTCGTATCCTAAGATTTTTAAAGAATTCCCAGAGCTAAAGGATGTAATTTTCCAGAATCGTGAGTATAACAAAATATTTGGTTCTGTAGAGGATGCAACTGAAGCAAGGGAAAAAGCAGCAATTTTAGACGATATTTCAGCCACTACATTACGTGGAGACCCTACTGAATTAATCGCCGCGCTCGAAAAGACTGAGAGAGGTAAGACTGAGGAATTTACCATCAATTTGCTTACTGATATTAGACGTAATAACAGTGACATGTATTATCGCATTACAGATCCAGTCATAGCTAGTGCGTTAAAAGCTGCGGAAAGTCATGCTAGTAGAAGTGGTGATAAGAATCTACTTCTAGCAACGAAATATCTATCAAATTTCGTCTTTGGAGCACAAGAAATACCAGCTTTTAATGGTACCAAACGTAAGGAAATGGACCCTGAACGTATTAAATTTGAAAGAGAACGTGAGGCCGAGCAAAATGCAAGGTATCAAGAACATCAGAAGACAATATACGATTATACTGAGAAAAAACTAGACGAAATGATTCGAGAAGGTCTTGACCCTGATAACGTGTACAACAATTTTGTTAAAGAAGCACTTGCTGATAAAGTAATGTCACGTATTGGTCAGACATTGAAAGCCGATAAAGCTTTCCAGGGTCAAATGTCAGCGTTATGGAAAAAAGCACATAAAGAAGGCTTTACTCGTGAATCTAAGCAGCGAATTGCACAGACGTATTTGAGTAAGGCAAAGAGAATTATGCCTGCAATTCGTAGCAAAATTCGTGGTGAGGCTAAGACGAGTGAAACGAATGGTAACAAACGTGATGAGAAGAAAGTAATTACGTCAGGCGGTGGTGGTGGCGGAAATAATCAAAAAAGAATTCCAAACGATCCTAAGAAGATAGATTGGAAGAATACTACTGATGAGGACATTTTGGGTAGTCCATAGTAAGCAAAGTCCACTTAAAAACCGCTTGGTGGCGCGGGCTGAAATGTGATAAACCTGAAAATATATTATATGAAACATATTATTCGAGGTGCGTAAAATGGTTATGAGGTAATTAAGATGCCAACAGATGAAGCAGATGTGCTTGCAAATGAATTGGAACGCACACATCCAAAAGTAGGTCTAGTTTTTGAGCGTGAAGGTACGTTTATCCAGACAATACTTAAACGACCTGCAACTGAAACTAGCGCACGTGATATGAGAGTACCACTTGAATTGAGACCAGGTGGTAAATTTGGTCATTTCAATCCAGATGGTGGTGGATTAGGTCGTGGTACTGGTCCGAAGTTTGATAAAGGTCTTATTCCTGTAGCCTATAATAAAATGGGTGTGGAATGGACTCGTAAATCAGATTGGGCCACGGACTCTGCACGAAAAGCAGTACTTTCTACATTTAGACATTTGGTGGCAACATCAATGGCTGAATATAGAAAGCATATGGATAATCTAGCTATGGGTGATGGTACTGGTACGGTCGGTACTATTACTGCTGTAGCTACTGCCGGTGGTAAAGACACATATACGTTTGATGATATTACTGGTGATGGTTTTGACATAAGATTATTGAGAGACGCATCTTTCTATAGCGTATACAATGCTGCACTAACTGTTAGGAAACCTTTCAGCACTCTCGGCGCGGTAGCTGGTGAGGGTCCAATTGAATTTTATGACATTGGTAATAAACAGGTCAGATTCAATGCGACAGTAGCAGCACCAGCAATACCGACTGATAAAGTTGTTGTCAGCGGATTGACTGCAACTCCACCTGTATCATTGCTTGGTGTTATGTATCATCATTCGGATGCATCTACCGGCACATGGCTCGGCCTCGACAGAGGTACATTGCCACAAGTACGTGCTAATAGAGTTAATGCGGCTGGTGCTGCATTTGCTCTACCATTTGCACGACAGGCTATCAATAAGTCTGGCAATCGTGTAGGTAAAGATGCTCTAAGCACAATGAAAGCTTGGATGCATCCTGTTCAGCAAGACGCATACGAGAGAACTGGACAATTGGTGTCAGTAATTAATATGACTACCAAGAGTCAGGGTCTCAATATGTATTTTGACCAGAACAATATGCAACTTGCTGGCGCACCAGTACGTACTCACTTCTCATGGAATAAACGCCGAATTGATTTCATTGTGGAATCCAATTGGGGTCGCAGTGAAGTACAGCCAGTTGGTTACTATACAGATAAACAGGGCCGTAAGTTTTTCGAGATTCGTGACACTGATGGCGGTGTTGCGGCGGCTGATATTTTCTATATTGCATCTGGAATGAATATTTTCGTAATGAATCCTGCTGGTGAGACCTATATTGATGGTCTTGCTATTCCGTCTGGTTATTAAGGAAATTTACTGATTGTTTCTAGCGAAAAGCTGGAGGGTACAATTAGTAAATCGGGTAGGGTAGTGTACCAGTCATGCGCTACCCTATTCGTTATTCTTTATACGGATATACATTAATCAGTACGAAAGTGAGGAAAAATGTTCCCAGGAATGGTCTCGAAAAGAAGTTACATGCAACGTACCGCGGCAGCTACAATTGGTGTTGATACTGATGTTGTAGGTCTTAAAGGCACGACACAGGTCAATACTATTACGGGTGCGTTAAGTGAATATTCAAGTAAGGTAACGATTATTCCGCTAGATGGTGCGGTGATATTCGGTACTACGGGAAATATACTGGTCGGCGCTACAGTAGCACAGAATCGTCCATGCGACTTTACATGGATTCCGTCTCTCAAAAAGTGGGTAATTGGTCCAATAAGTTAATAAGAGGCCGTCAATGGAATCCATATCGGTAATTAATAAACGGTTAATTGAACGATTCGGCAAATCCATTGACGGCCGAGCTAATTTCAGGGTTGTATTCAGTGATACACAATTCGAGAAAAGGTATGGCACATTTGAAGTTTTTTGTGGACCAATTTGGTTGAGAGAAGAAACGTGTCTTAAAGAAGTTCCCAAGTATGATTATATAGACGGAAAGCACGTTTTAGAGGAATTAAAGTATGGGGATTTTCCAGATCAACCATTTGTAACAAGTAGTTACGAGCCTTTATGGACATTCATGGATGCTCAACGAAACGCATTATACCCAATATGGGAAGCCGTGGAAGTTGTTGTAATATCAAGATTAGAAGGTGTTCGTAAGGCTTTACATGGTGTTAAAAGAGATTTTAAGAAAGAACAACAAGAAGCAAAAGAACGAGATATAGCTGAGACGGAAGCATTACTATTCGGTGGTAGTGATGGCGTGCATGACATGAAGAATCAAAAGGTAAATTTCGTTAAACCAGTATTTCTTAACACAGGTGGAAAATGAACGAGAATGAATATGATATTTGCACGGTTGTTTCATGTATGCCGTTTCCGATTCACAAACTAATACCACACGTGAATCCTTCCTTCTATTATGTTCCAGAAGTTAAGGACGGCTTTAATG